GTCACTGCAAGACAGTGCAACCGCCTGAGCCAGTGTCCCGAAGCTATGCGGCGGGCATCGGGTCGGCGGTCCTCCATACGCCGGTGCATCCCGCGTACGCGCTGTTCGGATTGCCAAGCATCGTGACGGTGCCATTGGCCTCGCCGTAACAGATGAATGTCGTTTCACCACCGAAAACGGCCACGGGCGTATTGACGCTGACGGGTCGATACCCTTCGGGGAGCTTCTCCTGAGCCTTCGTGTAATTGTTCTGCCCGCTACTGTTGAATTTTACGTTGCCACCCATGAAACAGATATCACCGATGCGCGTAAGCAAAACGCTGTCGCTGCTGTAAGGTACTCGCCACGTCGTAGAACGCTGGGTTAGGGAAAACTATTGCCTGTTCCAGATTGCGATCCAGCTTCCGAATATCGCGACCCTCCCGCACCA